GGTGTTTCCGCTTGGCGTCCTTCTTCGCTCACCGGTCAACACGATCAGCCCAGCCCGCAGCAACCCGGCCCGACGGCGGATGACCATCTGCTCGCTGAGGCCGCACCTGGCCGCGATCTCGTCCTTCGTGCCATCCGCCAGGCTGAGCGCCTGCAGGATCAGTCGCTCGTGCTCGCCCTTGAACTCACGAGCTCGAGTACCGGCGACCTTTGACGTCACCGGGTCCGTGCGTCGAAACAGCGGGTAATCATCTAGTTCGTTCATGGCACGTCCTTGTGTATTTGCCCTGTCACGCCGGGCCGGCGGTCGCTTCGCTCGTCATGGACACGAGTGCGACTGCGGTGGATTTGGTCGTCTCCCGCTTCGACGCCGCAGCCGCTGGAGTGCGGCTTCGCCCTGCGGCCGGGCGTGTCTTAGTCCCCCGTCCAGTTGGTTCCCCGTCGTGGCCCGCAGTCCAACGACGCTGACTGCGTGGCGTTGCCCCAGACCTCGAAGTAGGCGTCAAGGACAGCGTCCCAGTCCTTGCGTGGCCGCTCGCCGCGATGAGCCTGCATGGCAACCTCGTTGCGTACAGCAGCGGCGGCCGTCGCTGACGTGGCCGTGCGGATCGCCTTGATGGCCTCGTCCATGGTCATGCCGTCACCTCGTGCTCGGCGGCCTCGTGAGGGAACTCCTGGCCGTTGTCCTCGGCCTCGACGACTGGTGCCGACAGACGCTGCGGACGGTGCACCGTGGCGTGGTTGACCGTGACGTTGACGCTTGGCCGCATCCGGTCGGCCTCGTCCGGGTCAACGATGCCCGAGAAGCCGAAGGCGTAGCGGATGGCCTGTATGGCAGCCTTGTGCCGCAGCATCCGTGCCGGCCATTTCTTCCACGGGTCGGTGCCCTGGCGGCACTCGGCCAGGTACTCGGTGACCTCGACCGGGTGCTGACGATCCTTGCGGTGCACCTGGGCGGTGATCGCCAGAAGCTGCCCGTCGTCACTCAACCGGTCGACGAACGTGATGCCGTCGTAGGCAGGGTGGTTGTTCGCCATGGTCATCCAGCCGTCGATGCCGACGATTGGCTGGATCCCGCCACCTCGAGTCGGAAATGCGTAGATCTCCTTTGTGATGGGGTTTAGCCCGTACTCGTTGGCCACGAGCAAGAAGGCCGCGAACTGCTCCTTCGTCGCCTTGTCGCAGCCGCAGGTGGCCCGGACGGTTGACTCAAATGCCGCCGGCTCCATTCCGAACTTCGTGGCCATCGAAAGCAGGATGCTCTTGCGGTCCTGCGTGTTTGCAATTTGCGTCGTCATGTGTCGCCCTTTCTGGTGTGTGAAATCCCGCCTGGCGTCCTGCTCGGCGGGGTGTCGTCCTTGCCTCGCCGGATCCTCCGGCTCCCTGCCGCCCTGGCTTCCTGCCGGGGCGGTCCTGTGTCAGTGCGTGATGTCCTTGACCGGGTACGTCCCGAGGCTGCTGCCCTCGTGCACGACGATGTGCGGCGTCGGCCTGTCGGCGTCGAACCACTGGACACGACCTGCCCAGCGACGGCCGTCCGTGTAGCCGCTCACGAAGTCGCCGACGGCGTAGTCAGGACGGCGGCTAGGCGTCTGCTCCGGCAGGCCGGCGATTGCGGCCAGATACTCGTTGTGGTGCGGGTCAGCGGTCGTCATGGGCCTCTCCTTCATTGGTGGGGCGAAGTGTACGTCTGTCCACGTGCTCGTCAACGGTTTGCCTGACAGGATTTTTGTGGTGTTTGCAGAGAATCCAGTGGAACTTGCGGGAGTCGAAACTTTGTACAGGCACTGCATAGCGTCGGCGTTAGAACAGCGGCGGCAGGATAGCGGCGGCGTTAGAACGTGTCAACGAGCGAAGCTTCCGAGCGTGTTGGCCAGAAGGCCGAGAAGGTCGTGGACTGCTCGAGCGGCTGGCGAGTCAGTGCCGAGCTCCTGGCCAAGACGCACGAGCGTCAGAGCGGCGAGCAGTGAGTTGATGCGGCGTCGCATTGCGTGGCCCTCCTTGGCCAGAGAATCCTGTGCCCGCCGACCCTGTTGCCGGCGGGCCGACTGGCGGTCACTCGGCGGCCAGCTCAATGACCTTGTCGAAAACCTTGAGCATCTCGCGAGCCTCGTTGTCCAGCCCGGCGGCAAACATCATTTGCACGACATCGGAAAGCTTGTCTTGCATCGCCTTCACATCCCACACGCTGATCGTTTTGCAGGCGTTCATCGTTTCGTCTCCCGTTTTGCTGGCCGGCGTGCCTCACTTGCTCGCCACGCCCGTATTCTAGCGTCGGCGTTAGAACGTGCAAGGGATGAGAAAAAGATTTTTTGCCACCGTGTTTCACGGCAAAAGCAGGGGGGAACGGGTCCTAGTTGGCCTTGAACCCGCCTCGAGGGCGGCCGGTGGCCCGCTTGGCCTTGGCCCGCTTTCGGATCTCGGCCTCGTCAAAGACGCGGGCCGTCGGGGCCGCCAGCCAAGATTGCAGACCGCCCTCGTCCTGCGGGAGCAGGGCCAGCTGCCTCATGCGGCCCATCGTCACACCGAGGATCTTTGCCGCCTCGGCGGTGCTGATGAGCTTCTTGCCTTCGGGTAGTGCCACGACCATGCCCCAATACTAACGCCAACGCTAGCGGCGTCAAACTGTCCGCTCTGGCAACCTAGGCAATCTGCGGCGATTTATGGTCGGCGGATTTCCAGTCCCCGACCATGCAAAAATCCCGAGAACGGATGCAAAGTATGAGCGGAGGGCATGGGACGCCCGCTTGCGTTCAGTCTATGGCGTGTGTGTACGTTTGTACACTATGCTGCCATACCTAAAAACAGAAGCGAAAGGCGAAGTCATGACACTCAAAGAGCTCTTGTTGAATCGATACGCGCCCCTCCACGATCTCTCCGAGAAAACAGTCCGCCTATACGGCTGGACCATCGACCGACTAGAAGATTTTCTTGAGGCCGAGGAAGGCCGCCGGCGTGACGCGACCACCGACGACCTCACGGATCTGACGGTCGTGAGGTTCCTGCGGTGGAGGGCCAAAACGCCGCACAACGGCAAAGTGCCCTCGCATGGCTCGGTGCTCAAGGACCGCACCCAGCTGGTCGCTATCGCCACGTATGCAGCGAGGAAACGCCTGATTGCAGAGTTCCTCGAGCTGCCCAAAATGCGGCCACTAGAGCGAATCCCCAGGGCCTACACGCACGCCGAGGTCCAGGCCCTGGTGCGGCACGCCACGATCCGCGTCGGCAGGATTGGAGACATCCCTGCTAGGTGGTTCTGGATGACACTACCGTGGGCAGCCTGGCTCACGGCGGAACGGATCAACGCCCTGCTGTCCATCCGGTGGCAGGACGTCGACCTAGAGCGGCGGGCGATGCTGTTCCGAGCAGAGAACCGCAAGGGCCACACGCGAGACATTGAGCGGAGCATCACCCAGCAGCTAGCCGACCTGCTCGGCAAACGGCAGGGACTGCACCAGCCGTCGGATCTGGTGTGGCCGTGGGTGAAGCACAGGACAAAGGGCGCTCTGTGGTCGTCGCTCCGGATCCTCTGCAAGACGTCTGGCGTGACTTATAGGGGCTTTCACGGATTCCGGCGGTCATCGGCCTCATACCTGACGGCTGCCGGCGGGGACGCTACGGAGCACCTCGACCACGACCGCCCGAGCACGACAAAGAAGTCGTACCTAGACCCCAGCATCGTGCGTCGAGGGCCGTCTGCGGCCGACCTACTGCCACCGCTCGACCTGTCTTGGGAACGGCCAGAAGACGGCAAGCCTCCAGAAGACGAGTCCGGCGGCCCAGGGAAGCCGAGGTGACAAGCCTTGTAGAACACGCAGCATCAGAGGCCGCGACGAAAGGATTCACTATGCCACGAAAGGTAAAGGAGCGGTCCTCTGCATCCGCTGGTTATGGCTGGCGGATCGAGAGGCGGGAGAAGTTCAAGATTCTCCATCGGGACAACTTCACATGCCGCTACTGTGGGGCTCGGCCTGGATCGGAGAACCTCGAAGTAGATCACCTGATCCCGCGATCAAGATACGGGAGCGACAACCCATGCAACCTTGTGGCGGCGTGCGTGACGTGCAACGGCCGCAAGTCGGACGCCGTCATATTCCCGGCCGACATGATCGAGCGGGACGACACAGATGAGGGCTGGAAGGTTCACAAGTCGTTTGGCGTGTGGGCCGTCAAGTTCAACGACGAGATGGTCGTGATCGAGAACCGGTGGGGCTGGTGGTTTGATGCTCACCGGCTCGTCGCGGACGACGACTTCGTCAGATACCACCTGAAGGAGAAGTTGGCGTTCTGGGAAGAGAGCGAACCGGAAACGGCGTACGACTTCGGGGACTGCCTGCGATACGTCGGGCAGATGATCGCCATCCAATGAGGACGAACGGTAGCCATAACACGCAGGATCAGCGGCGGCGACGAGAGGACGAACCATGACGAACGACAACGAGGAGCCGTCCGCTGCATCCGCTGGTTATGCCTGAGTGACACACAGAAAGGGCAGTGAAATATATGGAAGAGAAGCAGCATTACGAGACGTTCGCGCACCTACCGGAAATCTCCGGTGCCTGCCTGCGCGTGATGGTGTTGGACGATCCCAAGTCCGGCATCGACACGCTCCAGCCCTACGTTCGCTTTCGCGTGCAGGAGGCGGCCGACTTGCTTGACGAGTGCGCGAAGCGATTGGCGGCTTTGGAAAAATACGTTGAGTTGGTGCAGTCAGCGGCTGGCAAGGCGTTCGCAGACCTTGTGGAAGAGTTTGCCGAGTCGCGTGAATGAAGACAGGGGCATAACGCCAGCGATCAGCGGCCCGCGACCGCTGACGAAACTACAACCAGACGGCGGCATCGCGGGTCCGCTGCATCGCGTGGTTCTCTCTAGGAGGCATCCATGAAAGCGAAAGTGACACAGAACGAGACGGGCATCCAATGGGAGATCAAAGATGACGGGTCGGCTGAGTATCAGAAGGCGGCTCAGTTGACGCGAGAGGCGAACGAGCGAGAGGAGAAATGGCTTGAGGCACTTCGAAAGATGTCGCAAAGCCGGCAGCCAGAGCAAAATGGGGACGCGACGTAGGGCCGACGTGGAACCCGCCACAGAGGCGACACCGCAGGGGCTATACGCCTGCGCCGGACTCCGGTAACCGGCAACATTCATTGAGAGAACGCCAGCGATCAGCGGCATCGAACACAGGAGATTGATACATGAGCGACGGTGATGAGATGTCCGCTGCATCGCGTGGTTCTCACATGGCAGACATTACGACAAGGCTACGACAGTACGGACACACAGGCGAGCCGCTGCTGCTGACGGACGACGACATTTTGGAGGAGGCTGCGTCTGAGATTGAGAGGCTGCGTGAGGCGATCCGCCGCCTGGCCGAGCAGGACGCAACGCTGTCTCTCCTCTGCAAGCGAGACGGGAGTTGCGTGGTGACGGTGACGATGGACGGGACGCTGACGGACGAGGAGCGAGCGGCGATTGAGGTATGTGCTACGCATTGGCAGACCGCACCGGCGTCAAAGATTCTGAGAGGATTGCTGGAACGGCTAGGCTGAGAACACGGAAGATCAACGGCGGCCACGCGGGGACTCACCATGACGCATGACGTAGCAGGGCCGTCCGTTGCATCGGCTGGTTCCACTGCCGTAGCGTTGAGGCAGCCCTACTACGAGAAGGATGGCATCACGATCTATCACGGGGACTGCCGAGAGATTCTTGCCGGGTTTCCTGACGAATCCATCGACCTTGTGCTGACTGATCCGCCATACGGTGTCGCCTACGTCACGTCTTGGCGGGCGAGAGAAGACAAGCTCCGAAAGCCGATAGCAAACGACGAGAGCCTGAAGGCTTTCGCGGCCGCATGGCCGCACTGCCTTCGGCTGCTTCACGCGGACCGCCATTGGTACGTTTTTGCGTCGCCAAGGAAGATTCACGAAATGCTTCCCATCATCGGAAACGCCAAGCACACGATTGCCTGGGACAAGGGCGACCGTGGGACCGTTGGCGACCTGGAGTGCGGCTTCGGCGAGGCATGGGAGGCGATCTTCTATGGGATGAAGGGCCGCCGGAAGCTGAACGGGAAACGGCCTCGCACGGTGATTCGGCACGATTGGTCGGCGACGATGGACCCGCAGCATCCCACCGTGAAGCCGGTGGGGTTGCTTCGGCAGTTGATCGGCATAAGCACGGACGCAGGCGAAACGGTGCTCGACCCGTTCATGGGCAGCGGGACAACGTTGCTCGCGTGCAAGGTTGAAGGCCGGCGTGCGGTCGGCATCGAGGTCGAGGAGCGGTATTGCGAGATCGCCGCCAAGCGGTTGAGCCAAGGGGTTCTGTTTTAGGCAGTGGAACCAGTGTTTCTCCGGACCTGCATAACAGCCGATTTGCCAGCGACATCAGCGCAACGCGGCAGTGAAACGCGATCAGCTGCTGCATAACGCGACGGCCGTGAACCTGGCAGGCGGGGAGTCGGCGTGGGAAAGGAAACCACGCCGCCTCAACCCGCCGCCCGGCTCAGTCTCGTGGCTCGCGCCACGTCAGTCGTTCAGACGCCCTGGCCCGCTCAACGGCGAGCTCGCCACGCACTCGGCTGATCTCGCCTAGGAGCCGCATGACGTGAGCCGCCAGCGTGCCCGACGTCCCCGTATAGGCACCCTGAAATCGCCTAGCGTCCATCTCGGCCTCGAGTAGGTAGGCGTCGGTGAGGGGATTAGGCACCGTGCTCCTCACGGTGCAGTAGCAGGGCCAGCAGGCTGTAGCTGGCGAGATCAATGAGGTTGTCTTCGAGCGACTCGTTCTCCAGCCGGCCCGTGGCGTTGTACGCAGCGAGTCGAGTCATCTTGTCGCTCAGTCGCACCATGGCACCCTTCCATGCCGGGATGCCGACAAACCTCGCACCGTTGCGGATGTTCGCCAGTGGATCAGTGCCGGTCGGGCACCCGTAGTCGCTGCTCTTGCGGCGGTGCATCTCCTTCATCGCGTCGCACAAATCGTAGAACGCCTGCGACGTCGGGTGCGTCTGCGACCTCAGAAGCCCATCGCCGCAGAACCGCTGTCCCTCGCAGCACGACGGCTCCTGGTCGCCTTGGTCGATCCGGTAGCCCACCAGCTTCGGGTCATTCGCCGGCGTGGCCATCATCCGCTCACGCACTGCCTGCCGCATCGTTTCGTTCGCCTGCTCAATCGTCGTCGTCACTTCTTCGCCTTTCGTAGGTCTCGGTCGCAGAACAGCGGGTATGCCCGCGTCACCTCGTTGCGGCCGTGGTCGACGATAAACGCCGCTTGGCACGGTGGCTCGTAGGTCGCCTTGATTCGGACAGCGTAGGCCGAGTGTCCAATGACCGAGCCGTTGGTCACGTAGCGTCCGCTGCGGCTCCAGGAGAACTGATGCCAGTGTCCGATGCACGTCAGGTGTGCCCTGTGGTTCACGTCCCAGGCCGAGATGGCCTTGTTGAGCGGCACGTGAATGCCGCCGATGCCACCTTGGTAGCGGATGGCGTGCCCATGACAGAACCGGATGGTAAACCCGTCGAGGTCCACGTAGTTCAAATGCCCCTCGCCCACCTGCCACGAGACGTTGGGCCGAGACTCAGCGGCCTGCATCGTCAGGTAGAGGTGGTGCTCGTAGGACGTGTCGGCCTCGTTTGTCCGTAGTTTCTCGGTGGTGCGGCCGTGGTTGCCGCAGCTGGTGGCCACGACCACCTGGCCGACGTGCTCACCGACAACGTCTAAGAACCCACGCAGGCGCTCGCCAATCCACCGGATGGCAGCCAGCGGGTGCAGGCTGTTTTCCTCGGCGAGCTCGGGATGAATCATGCCGCTGATCATGTCGCCGCCCAGCCACACGAGCACGCGGTCAATCTTGGTGAGGTGCCGCTCGTGCTCGAGCAGCGTGAAGAATCGCTCCTGTAGTTCGTCGAGTCGCTTTTGGCACACGTCTAGGTCAAACGTGTTGAGCCCGTTGACGGTCTCGGGACGCACGGTTTCTTCGCAGTGAATGTCCGATAGCAGCACCACCATGGTGGCGTCGTGCTTCTTGCCTTTGACGCCCTTGGTCAGCGGCCGCTGTGGCGTCATGTCCTTGAGTGCGACGAGGGCATCCGCCCGGTCACGCTCGCGGTCAATCTGCTCGAGGGCCGCCTTATAGCGTCCACGCAGGCTCGACACCTCGCTGCGTAGGCGTGCCATCTCGGCGTCGGCGGCCAGCTGCTGAGCACTCGCCAGGTCGGCGTGCACGTCGGCAGTCAGGCTTTTTCTGGCTTTTCTAGCCACCGGTTCACTCCAGCGTGTCCGACGTGTACGCCGCGTTCCTGCAGGCTCTTGGATATGGCATGGCTGAGCCCTGTCCTGGTCGTGCGTGTCGGCATCTGGCCGGCCCAAAAGGCAGCACGCAGTGCCTCTAGCTCGGCAAGCAGGTCAGGCGGGATCCGCTCGTTCCACGGCTTGAATCCCTTCTTCGGGATCCGCTCGAGCACCTCGTCCATCAGGGTTCGCTTCTTGCTCATTTGCCCTCCCTGTAGCCCAATGCCCAGAGAACCCGTGCCAGGTCTCTGGCACTCTCGGTGATGTGCTCCTCGCTGGCCGTAGGAAACGCCACGTGCAGCACCTCGTGCACGATGGTCTCTGCCTTAGCCCTGCCCGTGAGGGTCGAATCGACGAGGATCTTCCGCTGCATCTCTGGCCGCTTGGCATCGGGCAGGTATGCCCATCCAGCCGCCTGCCCTCGCAGTCGCGTGAATCGCAGCAGCCACCGCTGGCCGCAGATACGAAAGTGGTGGTCCTCGGGCATGGCTTCCTCTGCTCCGAGGGTGGCAGGTCGGTCAAGCCGCTGCCGAACGCCTGGCCGCACGAATTGCCCGCTTTACCAGCAGCCGGCCAAGTGCATTTACGAACGGGATCCGTCGCCTAGCAGCCTCCTCACGCAACCAGCCGACGATTTCGTCAATGCGTCGCTCGCACTCGTCGCTGCCCCATGCGTCCATTTGGCTTGCCCTGTCAGCACATCCGCACCCTGGCGTGTATGCAAATCCGACGGCTGCAAGCTGTGACTTTAGGTGTTGCCCAGGAAGTCCTGGTGTTGGTGGAGAGCTGCTGGCCATGGCTGCTGAACGGCCACAGTTGCGACGCACGTGCGGCGCTGAAACAGTGCCGCCGCAAACGGTGCATTTCAGCGAATGAGGGTCGATGTTGCAGTCCGTCGTCATAGCTATGTGTATGTAATTCCCTTCACAGTCAGGTTTTTTGAGCCAGTGTTTGCAGTTGTTGAAACCAACTGAATATCGCAACCTTTCTCATCGCAGAACTGACTGCATGGCCCTACGTACACTTCTCGCGTCACATCCGGAAACACAAACTTCCCGCTGTCGCACGAGAATACGTGAAATGGAAACGCGTTATCCGGCCACGCAGACTCAATTGCTTTTTTTTGCAATGTGGGATTTAGAGTCGCTGGCACTCCAACAATAGCGATTTGCGACGTAGTGCAATCAAACTCAGCTACGTTTTTGTAAGTTTCGCTCGCGTATTCGCAATACTGATGGTACTTGAGCCCGCACGTGATCCGAAGTTTTGCTGGGCTTTGCGGTGATGTTGTTGCAACTAAAAAACTAGCCTTGATGAAGTTTGTTCCGCAGATTTGCCCAGTGTTTGAGTAGTCGTAGCGCCAAGTCCGATACGCTCCAGCGTCGGCCGTTGTCTGCGTCAACGAAAGCGTGCCAGAAAACTGAGCACCTGGCCAGCAGTAGTTGAACCCGATTGGATCGTTTTGTGCGAACTGGTATCGAGCGTTCTTCCACTTCTGCTTTTCTTGAAGCAAATAGTCAGTAGCTTCGATAGTTAGTTCGATTGTGCTGGCGTTTTTAATGGCGTCGCAATCAACGCCACAGCACGGCGAGCACGGTGCCCCTAGCATTGCCACAATCAGCACTCCGCAGCGATCAAGTACCAGCCCCAGCCGTTGTTGCTGAGAGCCACAGTTCGATCGGCTGAAGCAGTCGCAAGCGTTGCAAACACATTCCAAGCAGTGACAGTGACAGCGCTAACCGTGCCTAACCCTGTCGTGCTTGGAGCGCCCCCGTATATCGTGACCGTCTTGGACGCCCCCTTAGACCACGAGGCTGTCCCTGACTTACCGATGACAATGCGAACCGCCCTAGAAAGCGTGTCGTCTCGTGCCGGCACCCGGTCGCGTGAGTCTGAACGCTCCACCACGCGAACCGTCTTGCCGATCCGCTTGGCATCGTTCAGCGAGAATCCGAATGTGTCAGCCACGGCTCAATCCTGGAGGCAGACATAGCGGATTCGCTGTGCCGATCCGTAGCTCTTCGCAGCCAGGGTGATGGTCGGCATCAGCCTGACAACGGCTGATTCGCCGCGATTCATGCGGGCGAACTCCTGCATGTTGGTCCCGTCGTAGGCACCAAGCGTCACGTATGCAGTGCCGCTGGTGGCCGTGTTTAGGTTCCTAAATGCGGCCCATCCCGCAGTCGTGACGGCACCAAGCGATAGCGTCTGCGTCGCAGTGGCCACGGTCAGCACCTGCGAGATTGCTGCGGAGTTGTTCTGGCTGACCTTGCCGGCCGCCGAAAACGACTCCACATGGTTGCCGTTGTTGACAGATAGATTCAGCGATACAGAGATCTCGTCGGCCATGACCACCTCCTATAGCACGCGGCATTCTCTGAGCATGTTCGTGAAGTCCTTCCGCTCATAGGGTGAGGCGGTCAGGATGCTTGGCGAAAGTCCTGCGGCTTTCGCCGCGCCTGTGTCGCTCAGAGGGACTGGCTTGGAAACAGGGTTTCCAGACTTGTCGAGAATCGCCTGTCGCTGCCCGCCGACGAGCTCGTTGTATCCGACGTCGTAATACGGGATTTTCCAGGTCATTGGGTTGTACGTGTATTCAATGTTGACCGTGTACACCTGGTTTTTTTCGTCGAACTCGCACCCGTACCCAGTCACCCGCAGCGTGTACGCCGCACAGTCGGCGAACTCAAACTGGTTGCACGTGTTCATGTACGAAAAGAGCGTTTTGAAATCTGGATCAGGGCATCTGGCGTTTGTATAGGTCAGCCGCAGCAGGGCCGTCTCTTCCTCGAGCCCGTCTACTGGATCACCAGCCGAATTGACGATCGGCTTTGCCGCCTGCGTGTTGTCGTCTTGCCTGGACTCAGATGCGACACGCCGCTCTTGAACAGCCTGAATTGAGATTCGCTTGAAAAACTCTTGCTTGTTGTTGACCGGGTCAGGTTCAGGAGGCTTTTCAGAACCCCACTCGGCCGGCTTGCCGATGTAGTTGACGGTGACCTTTATCGCGAACTCGTTCACCTCCGGATCGAGGTACTCAAAGTCCCGCGACTCGACGTAGAGCTCAACGTCGCCCACGTACTCAACGTCGTTGATCTGCGGAATGGCTCGCCCGAAGAAGTTGGGCCAGGTAGCCGTGTCGTTCATGATGGTCGCGAACGACTCATCCTTGATCGTGGACAGCACCAGGAGCTCTAGGCTGCCTTCGTACGTGACAGTTCCCTTGTCCGACTTGGACTCTGTCAGCCTAATCCCACGGATTTGCCGTACGTCGCGGATTGCCATGCTTACACCAATGCCACCTGTGCTTGGCCAACCCCTTGAGCATCACGCAGGGCACTGTTGATTGACGCCAACTCGTCGACCGCACGCTCAGAAGCGTCTGCGGTACGCTTGGCGTCATCGCTGCCTTCCATTCGCGGATCCCCGCGGAGGATGGCATTTCTGATTGAGTCACCCTCGACGCTTCCTGCAATCGCGGCCCGCAGTTCCTTAGACGAAGCTGCGACGGTCTGGGCGACGATGCTTGCGTTGTCGGCTGGCTGGCCGGCGGCTGCCGCTGCGGCACGAACCGCGGCCATTTCCGTATCAAACGCGCCGAACGGGTTGGTGATGTTCTCAACAGCGTTCTCAAACATCCTGCCTGCATCTTCACCAAGCTGCGTGCCTACGTTCCCAGCGGCATCGGCCATGTTGCGGGTGCCTTTCGCACCTGACCGCAGCGAGTCGGCCAGGTCGTCAAACCCGCTCGCCTCGGCCAGCGTCGCCATGGAACTCATGACATTGGCGACACCCTCGAGGATGATGGAAAATAGGTCTGAGAACAGCTGGCCGACCTTCATGACGGCTGCCTGGAATACTTGGAAGATTCCGTAGAGCAGCGTGAAGGCACCAACAACAAGCCGCAGAGACTGCACGAATCCCTCCGCGAGTGCACTGGCGACCGTCCAGCCCTGCGTGTTCTCAGCAAAAAACGCAACGATCAGATTTGATGTCGTCGTGATTGCCGGTGCTACGCCGGCAAGGAACTGGTTGACGAAGCCACGGACGGGCAGTTCAAGGCGACCAAGTGCGTCGCCCATCATTTCAATAGCAGCAACCTGCGGGCCACTCATCTTGACGCCTAACTGCGTCAGCAGCGTGTCCATCTCGCGAATAGAGTCGCCTCCATCGCGAACAAAGTTCAGCAGCGACTGTCCCTGCTTGCCGAAGATGTCGACGGCCGCGGCCGCCTGCATGGCTGGCGGAAGTGCACGAATACGGTCAGCGATCAACGCAAACTGCTGCGATGCGTTCAGTCCGACAAAGTCGCTCGCAGAAAGGCCGAGCTGCGAAAATGCCTTGGCAGCACTTTTGCTACCAGATGCCAGGTCACCGGTCATTCGTGCTGTGCGGCGCAGGGCCGCGGTCAGCTGACCTTGATCAACGCCTGCCTCTCCTGCGGCCATTTGCATCACCTGCAGATCTCCTGCAGCGATGCCAAGCTCTCGCGACAGGTTGTGCAGCTGTTCTGCAGCCTGCGTTGCCTGCGCAAAGGCAGCGAACGGAGCCGTGATTGCAGCGATGATGCCGAGCGGCAGCAGCAGGCCACGGAGAGATTCGGCAAGAATGGCCACACCGGCCGCACCAACAGTCGCTGCACGGCCGAAGCCAAGGGCGTTTTCTGCCAGCGATGCAAAGCCAGTGGCAGCACCCTTTGTCATCTTGCCAGCCGTGCCGGCAAAAGACTGAATCTGGCTGGATGCCTGACTAAGCCCCTTCGTCAGGCCGCCTACGCTGGCCGAGATGCCGACATGTATCCTTCCGAACTCGTTGGCCATGTCGTCACCGCGGTACTGGGATGCTGCTCACGATCTGCCACATCTGCTGCGGCGTCTGCTGACGCTTCTCAACCGGCATGAAGTGGTCTGGAGGTAGCGCCTTTTTCTTGCCGCGGTGTGCGTTCTGGAACTGCGACAACGCCATCGCAGACCTCAGCCACTCGTCTCCCCATGGCTCCAGTTGGTAGTAGCCCATCCATCCGTACAACTGATCGACTGACATTGCCTCTGCGAGTGCCTCGACGTCCCATATTCCAAGTCTCAGGGCGAGCCGGTACAGGAACGCCATCACCGGTCGCCGTTCGATTCCCCCGCTGCGGCCTCGATTGCGTTGCCCTTGATGCCGTTGAGCCGAAACCCAGCGTCAATGATCTTCTGTACGGCGTCCGTATCGAGGTCTCCAAGCCACTCGGCATCTGACTCATCGAATAGCCGAGTGCCATCCTCGTTGACGCACAGAAGCGTCGCCACCTGGGCACGGACGTTCCTCAGGTTGACCTTGCCTGGGATTCCCCCAGTCACGATCTCTTCAAATCGGTCGCGGTCCTTGGCCGAGAACTTGGCCACGTAGACCGTGCCACCGAGCTCAGGAACGTCAACAGCCTCGCGTGGCCTAACGCCACGCTTGGCCTTGATCTCCTCGCGAGTGAGAGCCACTGGCCGCGCCTCCTGTTGCTATCACGATGCGGTCGACACGCTGCCGCTGAGTTTGATCGTGACCGTGCCGGTCATCATGTCGTCCCGCGGCACACCTGCCTCAAAGCCGCTCATGTACCCATAAGCAGACCACGCATAGGTCGCCGTGCCGCCGCTGGGAAACCGCATGTAGACCACCTGGGCCGTGGTTGCGTTGGTCAGCGGCACGACCGGGTTGATCGAAGGGTCGTACTGGATCTCGACAGAGAGCTCACCGGGGTCGTAGATCTCGCTGGCCACGAAGTCCTTGCCGCCGGTCGTCAGCATGTGCGACGCGTCAACGACGTCACGGGTGATTCCACCCCAATTGACGTTCGTGACCTTGAACGTATTGGACGTCGTGGAGTTGGTCAGAATCCCACCAAACGAAACCGTCGCACCCTGTCCGATATCACTGGCCATGGCTCACGCCTCCTTGCGTGCTAGGACTCTGTGTAGGTGACCTCGACCGTCAGATCCGTGCGGTATATGGGCAGCTGCTCGCCAGTCGTTGGCGGCTCCTGCGTGTCGTTGTCATCCGTGACTTGGACAAGCCGCAGGTCGCTGTTCGACTTGTATTGTAGGGCGAGGCGTACCTGCCGGGTCAGGTTTCGCACAGCCAGTAGCGTCGTCCCGAGGCAGGTCACGGTGTAGCTGGCACGTAGAAGACCGCTGTGCCCAAGCATGTGCGCACCGAGCGCACGATTCCCCGTATCCCTGACGTAGACAATGGCTGGCAGGGCACTTCCCTGCGGTGCCTGCGTTGCATAGATGCGTGTGCTGACGAGGTTTGTCACTCCGGTCGCTGCCGTCAGCAGCGACACTAGGGCCTGGTCGATGTGTGTGACTGGCATTGATCACGCCTTGATCTTGCGGATGTTGCGACGCTGCTCCTCAGCAATCGCCTTCTCCAAGCCATCAGCGAGGTTGGCGGCAATTGTGTCGCGGATCTTTGGTGCCTGGGTGTCCAGCATCTGGGCGAAACGACCAGTCTTAGGCACGCCACGCACAGACCGCAGGACGATCTGCGGGCCTTCGTCGCCGCCGATGCTCGTGACGGCACCGGCTAGGTACGGATACTTGGTCATATTGGAGGCAGGTATCTTCAATGCCTGGCCACGCTTTGGCACCCTGGCTTTTGTGCCGTACTCAGACCAGTAGGCATGGAAGCCCTTTTGCTTGTCTGTTCCGCCACGCTTCGCGGCATAGCCAAGGATTCCACGAGCGAACAGAGAGCCGTTCTGGTACTCAATCTTGATGTGTGCCGCCCGCTTGAGATTCCCAGTCGGACCACGCGGCGTGATCCGACGCAATTCGGCCAGGGCCGGCTTGAGTGTTTTGCGAACGCTGGATTTGAGGTACTTGTTGGCTATGCCAGGCGGCAGCCGTGCAAACTTCTCCAAGACTTCCTCGGCGGAAATCTCGACCGTCATGGCTTGTGCCGAACCGGCAGCAGGACCGAAGCCACGGATAGACATTAGTCGACGACCTCCACGACCAGGAGCTCGTGCTCCTCACGCCGGCCACGCTCGAGCACGGCAGTGATCTCAAAGGTGCGTCCCTCGCAGACGACCCGCATCTTCGGCAGCACGCCGGCCGTGTATCGCATGCGGATCCTGTACGTGACGGCACCTTCGTTCGACATGGCACTGATCTGCTCGTTTCCAGACAGTGGCAGCAGGGCAATCATCCGCGTCTTGAATGTCGAAAACGTCAGGGTCGGCTCATTGAGCTCGTTGAGCGACTCCGTTGGCGTCTGGATCACCGCCTTCTTGTCCATGGTCCCGGAACGCAGCATGGCTCACCTACACATACTGCTGCCAACGCAGCGGGCTCAGTAACGCATGAACGCCAATCTGTACATGTTCGCCAACGCTTCCGACCGCCTCACGGTTGGCGTACCAGTGGCCGACAAGTAGTTTGATGGCGTGCTTCACTGGAACTGGCACGTTAGCGGCACCGCTGTACCCGGCGAGATATGTGATCTGGACGCTCTTGTCATCCAGTCGCACGCTTGGCCAGTCGTCTAGGTACAGCGGGTAGGTCAGTGCAGGTACGTGGTCGCGGTCCAGGCGAAAATCCTGGGTGCCAGACTGCGACCACGTCAGTGTCTGCGTCGCACCAGATGTGTCGACATAGGAGATAGTCACCGTGGCGCTCGAGGCAGTCGCGTTGAGCCGCACCGGCGGGCGCGGGAGCTCGATACGGTCAGCGGGCCAGTCGTCGAACGCCACGGTGTACGTTTTGTCCGCGAATGTGCGGTCACAGAAGTCCTCGCACCAAGTAGTCGCGGCGTCGATCAGCAGGCCGATATACGTATCGTCGTCAGTGAAATCGACGATCCGCAGGTGCTCCTTCGCCTCAGCCACGGTGACCGGCCTGTCGCTCGACGTTGAGGCAGTGCTGACGACCAGTGATCGGTAGCTACCCCTTCGCATTGCGACGCCTCCTAGCCTTGGCTACGGGTGCCTCAGCACGCTCTACGGCTGGGTGTGGTGCCTCAGCAAACAGCAGCTGCGGCTCCTGGTGCCGGACTGCGTACTTCTGGAGCTCAAGCGTTCTGGCGAGACCAGACGTCACTTTGATCACCTGCCCGGTCTTATAGGCCATGAATGGCCGAAGGACTCGCACGTTCTCCATCTGGATTGTTGTCATCTCCACACGCTCTCCGGTGGCTTTCCGCCGCGATCCCAGAAGTCTCCTGGATGCTGCAGCAGGCACTTCATGTTCTGGTCTGGCCACTTCAGCCAGACCTCAGCATGACCTAGCACGACACGCGGGCAGACGCCGATCTTTAGCCCAGCCTTCTGTGCCGCGACCCAAAATGCGATGTCGTCGTCGATGCGGCCGTCATCCCACCGTCCCTGTTCATTCGGCTTGCCGATGAACCACGGATGCTTCATCTTCTTGAGGGCATTGGCTCGCAGCAGCGTGAAGCCAAAGTGGGCCGTGTTGACGCCGATCACGTTGTGGTAGACCAGGTGGTCACGAGTGACCTCGGCAAGCCTCTCGCCGCTCTCTGCCGTCATCGTGAAAAGCGGCTCGTCAGTTCGCCGCTTCATCTGCACAGCCGCCACGAAGTCGTAGCCACTGGCAACTGTGTACGTCAGAAGCCGGGGGACTGCGTCGGCCTCAAAGATTGAGTCGTAATCGAGAACGAGGCAGTACAGCGGCGGCTGCGAGTCGTCCGTGTCTGCCTCGACAATGTCGGTCAGAACACGCTCGAGGCACTGCCCCCAGAAAGCACCCTCCAGGCGAATCGGAGAGATGCCATAGGGAATCAGCCCCCTAGGCCAGCAAAACATGTGGTCTTGCCAGCCAAGGCGAGGGACCGACATCGCACAGTGCACGCGAATCGGTCCAGAGCTCGTCTGGAGCAAAGCGGGCTTGATGCCCGCAATCGCCGATGACGCCGCGCCCACGGCATCCTCCTGCGTTGAGGTTGTCGTTCAGTCCGCCACTAGCTCAGCCAAGCACCACGCGATTCGTGACGTTCGCATCCGAGGCCGAGCCGATACCCTCTTCGCCACGACCCAGGCGGGCCGCCACGACGACGGTGTTGTTGCTCGCGTTGCTCGTGGCATCCGCGGACGGCGTGACAGCCACCTGCAGATACCGCTTCAGCGCCTTGGTGCTGATCTCAAACCGCGTCACGTTGACAGTGGCGGTGTTGCCAACGCCTGCCAGCGTGTAGTCAGTGCTCTGGACCAGAGACGCGATGGTGCCGTAGCTGCCGTCCGTGTCGCTGTGCTTGACCGACACGACGCTCGGAGCCGACGTGTTGGCGATCGAGCGATAGCCGACGTCGATGCTCACAGAGTCGTAGCCGAGGCAGTCGATCGCCACCGTGTGGGTGCCGGCCGACGCGACACCAGCCGCAGCGGAAATCGAAACGACAGACTTGTTGTTCTGGCCGTGGTTCATCTTGGGTTCCTTAGGTCAAAGGGGTCAGAGGAGGAGGGCCACGACCGGACCAGCGGTGCTCGCGTCACCGACGTCCGAGGTCACGCAGTCATACGAGGCGGTAGCCTGCAGGTACGTCTGGTCGAACTCGATGTAGCGGTCGGTGCTCGCACGCACTGCGACCTGACGACGCAGGGCGAAGTGGCTTGAACGCTTGAGATCGCCGAACAGGGCCACGACCTGATCGGTCGAAGCACTCTTCCGCATGACGTTGTTGAAAAACACCGGCCAGCCCAGGAACTGCGGCCGACGAGCACCGTCAATGACCTCCATCGCGGAGGCACCGTTGCCGCCAAGCGCCAGCGACTGCATCGCCAGGGCGTGCATCTGCGGGGTGACGTACCAGCCGCAGGTGGGGCTCTGGAGAGCGTACGTCGGGGCCTTGGCAATCGTCGCCATAAAGTCATCAACAGTCAGGGCCGTAACCGAGGTCTGGGCCGAGTTGTTGATGCCGGCAGTCAGCGTCTCGTTCTCGAACTTCCACTGGATGCCGCGAATGCCACCGTAAAGGGAAGCGCCGGTCCCGATAAACCCGTCCTCGTCGATCCGCTGCGCGATGGCAAGGGCAAACTCTTCGGCCACGAGCCCTGCGAGGTCAATCGCCGAGTCGTCAATGAGCTGGTTAGGAACGCGGGTTCCGACGCGAACTTCCTTGGCCGACAGCATGACGTTGTCCGTCGCCATGTCGGTCATGGTCGTCTCGGCGTTGGCACCGGTGTGGTAGGCGGTGTTTCCACTGACGCGACGCGGGATGTAGAGCGTGTCGCTGCTCATGGTCAGGTTGTTGGCCTGAGCGGGAAATGCACCGAACGACTCCACCAGCCTGATCACGGTCTGGGCGAAGGTGTCCGGGATAAAAACGCCGCCCTTGTTGTTGTCATTGGGCGACAGGGCACGGGCCTCAACGTGCTTCTCGTACCACGCACGATCCTCGGCGCGATTCAGCACGAATCCGCGGATCCAGCGACCGCACGCCTCGGCATCGCTGGACGAGCGGAAGTGACGACCCTTGCCGGTAAACGACCGGCTTTCGCGTGCCACGGCGGCAGGGGCCTCGGCGACCTCCACGGGCCTTGCGGTCGCGGCAACGCGTCCACGCAGGCTGGCGATCTTCTCGGCAATCGCGTGCTCGCGAGCCAAGTCCTTCTCAAGCTGCTCGCTCTCGGCGGTCAGCGACTCGATCTGGGCGATCTGCTCAGCGGAACGCTCCTCGACCTTGGAGAGGTCGTCGAGCATGGCGGCCACAGCGGCGGCACGGTCCTGGAGCTTGGTGAGTTGGGTGGCCATCCTTGGCACTCCGTGAGGTGAACGGTGGCAGTCCTTGCCTGCCCGTCACACTACGGCACCAACGCGGCCGGTCACGCCTGCTTGTTTGTACCGTACACAGAGCGTCGCCATACCTGCTCGACAGGAACGATGGCCTTGGTGCGAAAGTCACAGCCGCAGCACTCCAGGTAGCGAACCTGGTGGTGCTCTCCGTGCTGGTGGCTTGATCGCGTGCGGAGGCGTGACGCCTTGCACTTCGGGCACTGGCTACCTGCTGAGACCACGCGTGTGGCTCCTGAGTTTCGCGGCACGCAGCCGCAAAAACGCAGTCATCGCCAACTGCGAGTCGGCCAGCACCTCGGCAGAAGGAGCAGGCTGCTCCTCCGCCTGAGAGGCTAACCACTGCTCCAAGCTGCGACGGGCGACGCTCGTGGTCGAGCTTGGGTAGGCCGGGTGAGTCACGACAGAAACGTCATAGAGACCTGTGACCTCACGGATGCTGCGTCGCGGCTTCCCGTCGTCACCGGGAGCCCACGACTCGCCACGCTGGTCAACCGTGAACGCGAAAGAACTGCCGACCAAATCGCGGCGAGCGACGTGCTCTGCGATCATCCGGCCGAGCTCGGTATTTGGCAGCGCGACCGTGTACCGAAGCCCCTTGTCGTCGCTGGCCAACTCAAGCGTGCCGCTCGAGGTGCGTCCGAGAAGTTGATTTGGGTCATGGTTGAACAATGCCACGACGTCCTGCTTGCCACGCTGCCGATTGAGAACCTTGTCGAAAGCGCCAGGAAGAATCGTTTCCCGGAAGCCGCCGAGATCGACGCTGAGCGTGTGATATTTCACTGCATACCCGGTGACGACCTGCCGGCCATCGCCGCGGGTCTCAACCGCAAGGCAGTCATCGGAATCGAACTGCCAATCGCGTCGCTCAATGTTGCTGGCGTCCATGCCGTCGCTCCTCTCGGATTCTCGGTCCATCTCGGCAACCTTACGCTCTGACCACGCCTGGCCTTCATCGCCAGACCACAAAAGCCAGGCCGTGTACCCTGGCGTTGGAGGATCGTCCCAGCCAGGCCGTTTGTCTGACTCGTGCCTGGCAAACCATGCCCGCATCTCTCGCACGTGGTCTTCGGTGAGCTCCTGACGATCAGCGATGATGTTGGCACGCCTGACTGTCTCTGGCTTCAAGCCGTCGCCGCTGTAGCCATCTTCGTGTAGCGCCAGGCCGCGGCGTGCGTTGTCGGCCATCGCCGCTGTTGGTTTCAGGTCAGCCATCCGCAGGCTCCTGCGGGTCACCCGGCGTATCGTCCTCGCCCTCCAGCAGGTCTTCAGCAATGTCGCCAGGCGTGTCCTCAATCTCGCCAGGCGAGTCATCCAGTGGCATCGGCATAGGCCCAAGGTTCTCCTTCTTCCGAACCTCCTCGGGCATCATCCAGCCGTTCCGGATGGCGACCTCATACGCCTGGTAGCGTGTCGTGATGTCGCTCCGCAAAAGCCCCTCAACAAGAAACTCAGCGTAGAGCTCCTCGCCGTCGTCTGGCAGCACGTCTCTCTCAATCGCACCCTCAATCCGACGCAGCCATGGGGCGATGGTGAACTTCTCAAAAGACACCATCTCGCTGGCAAGATTGCCCCAGGTCGCACGCCCTAGCTCCTGCACCATGTGCGGCGGCATCCGCCAGATCCGACACACGGCCAGCAGGGACTGCATCCAGAGCTCTGCTAACTGACTCTCTTGGTTGGTTGCCGCCAGCGTCTCGGCCTTCAGTCCGTTGGAGAGTATGGCCGTCCTGCCAGCCTTGGACGGGCCTCTGTGGCCCTGTTCCCAAGCGTCTCGCAGTTGCTCACGTACCTCTCTCGGCAGCTGCTGCTCAGTGGTCAGGATCACGCCAGGCTGGGCATTGTTCTGGTAGAAGCGGGCCGCGTACTGCTCGAGCGACCGTGCCAGGCTGATGGCGTCTCGGCCGATCTCGGTTGGCACAGCCCCGTTGATGCCATCAAAAGACACCCACCGCACGTGCATGATCTGGTCTTGGCGGTAGATCACCTGCCTGCCGGTAGATGGGTCGCGGAACAGGTACGTAAGCGCCTTGGTGTTTTCGTCCTGCTTCACCTCAACGCCGGATGGGTGCAGCGGATGCAGTTCTGTGACGCTGCCGTTTATGCCAGGAACTTTCAGGTTGTAGGCGTTGCCGTAGAACCCTAGGTGTAGGCAGAGTTGCTCTACCCACTCCTGCCTCGTCTGCCACGAGTTGGGACGCTTTGCGAGCACGCGGTAGAGCGGCAGATCCTTTGCACGCTCAGCGTTGTCATCGCTCAGACGTCGGTAGAGGTGCAGCGGCAGGCTCGATACCGTCTCGGCAACGATCCTGGCACACGAAAACCAAACGGCCGTTCGCATTGCGAGCTCTGGCGTCACTCGCTGGCCGCTGGCAGCTGCCATGTCCACAAGGTCGTCCCAGCGGCTCATTCTCGTCTCGAGCCAGCGAATGTCGGGCGTTGTGCCGATGGCTTCCATGCGTCACCAGAAGGAGATCTCGGGCATTTCCGCGGGCTTCATGCTCTCGCCCATCTGCACGCCGACAGCCATCACCATGGCGACGACGGCGTCAACGCGCTCTGTGCTCTTCGCTTTGGACACCTTCACATTACCCGCAGGGTCGGTCTGAGCGGCGGCATTCCCTAGCTGCCATGACAGAAACGGCGACTCGCCAAGACGCATCTTCCCGTCCACAAACAACGCCTCAACGCGGCGTGTCGGTGCAGTCATGGAGGCAAAGCCCTGACCGTACAGCGTGACTGGCAACCCTTCGTCCGCGAGCTCTGTGGCCAGCTGAGTGGCGTTCCAGCGATCAACCGCCACTCGGCGGATGCGGTGTCGCTGTGCAAACTCAAGGATGTCAGCCTTCACCTTGCTGTAGTCCGTGCTTTTGCCCTCCGTGTAGCGGACCCAGCCGTCACGCGCCCACGCAGAGTATTGAACGCGGTCGTTTCGCTCGCGCTCCGATGCGTTGTGTTCAGGGATCCACGCCATGACATCGACGTCGTAGCCGCCGATGCTATTGGGGGCAACAGCCACAAATGCCGTGGTGTCATAGTTGCTGGCCAAGTCGAGGCCGCACCACACGTCGCGGCCCTCAAGTGGCTCCTCTGGCGGAATCATGCAGGCAGCAATCTGATCCGGCCGCAGCCACCGAACGTCGCTCGAGGTTGGCACGTTGAGCCGATACCGGAGGAACGCATTGAGTTGCGTGGCTGAGTTTTCGGCAGCCTTGCAGTCAGCTCGGAAGGACTCCTCGCTGATGGTTTCGCCCAGAGACGGGTTCGCCTTGTACCAGACCTTTGCGTCTTTCCAGTCGTCCTCACGGTCGGCCGCGAAGATCGCACCAAAGAACGTTGGATCGAACGAGACGTCGGCCTGACACTTTTCGGCGTACGTGTGCAAGTCCCACCACAGGTGCGAGGTGTTCATCTCACCCGCCGTTGTGATGCCGATTGGACAGAGCGGCTGCCGGCGAGCGGCACCGCCATAGCGAAGCGCATCCCACAACGCCCGATTGCCGCGCTGCGCGTGGACCTCATCGAACGCGCAAGCGTGAATATTAAGTCCTTCCTGCCTGAAACTGTCGGCGGAAAGTACGCGGTAGAACGAGTTGCTCTTCCGGTGGATGATGGTTTTTCTGGAATCGACTACCTCGAGCACCTTGGAGAGGGCAGGCGACGCCCTGACCATAGACGCAGCCTCGCGGTAGATAATTCCAGCCTGCTCGCGGTCGCAGGCCGCACCGTAGACCTCAGCCCCAGGCTCTGAGTCGGCAACGAGGCAGTACAGGCAGATTCCGGCGAGAAGCGTGCTTTTGCCATTTTTCTTGGGAATCTCGATATACGCCTGACGGTACTGACGCGTGCCATCTGGCCGGCAGCGGCCAAAGATTTCGCCGAGCACGTACTTCTGCCACGGCAGCAGAATGAATGGATGCCCGGCCGTCGTGCCTTTTGAGTGCTTCAGCACACCCTCAAAAAAGGCATAGACGCGGTCGGCCTTGGACTGATCCAGACCTGGCCGGTGCAGGTACTTACCCGTGGAGGGCAAAGAAGTCTTCGAGGTCGTCTTTCGGCGCTTCGACTGGCGTGGCAAGTTTCACCCTTGAGCTCGGCGTAAGCCCGAACTCTGAAAGTAGCGTTGCCTTCAAGGAGACCAGTGACCGGTACAGCTGGCCGGCTGGGTTTGGTTTCACACCACCTAGGTCAGTGTGGATCGTGGCACCACCCGCACGAAGCGCCAGTAGGCAGGACTGCTCTGCCGAATGCACTTCGCACAGCGTAGCCAGGGCCTCGCCATCTCCGGTCGTGAGCACGCCCATGGCCGAAAGGATGGCGGCGAGCTCCTGCCACTTGGACACAGCGACCTGGTCGACCGCCAGCCGCTCAGGCATCGGCGGAACGCCACGCGGCGAAGATGGCTCTCGCTTGGCGGGGCCTCGCTGGGTTCCCTGAAGAATCTTGAGAGCAGTCGGCTTCGGCTTGCGCCCAGCTTTTGCCATGGCTGCCTACCCCTTAGGCACTCAGGTAGTCCGGGCAATTGTTAGGAAAACCCGGTTTGATTCCGGCAACGCTCGCGCGGGCT